ATTAGCCTTTTTCAGAAGGACCTTACCATCTGCTGTATTTACAGCCAACTCACCCGCCGACAAACTGCCAGCAGAAGGTGTTGCACCAGATGTGGAGGATCGCTTTAACTGGATGGTCTGAGCCATTATCAGAACGTACCCCCATCAATTGTCGTTGATGTGCCAAGGATATCCGTTCCAATCGCCAACCCTAAATTTGTTCGAGCCGCCGATGCCGTTGTAGCACCAGTGCCACCATAAGCCACGCCAACCGCTGTTGCTTGCCAAATACCAGTAGCAATTGTGCCGACCGATGTCAGGCTTGATCCCGTAATTCCACTGCCCAGCGTACTGGATGTCAGCACCGAAACACCATTGATGCGGTATTCTTTGCTAGATGCAATCGAGACATGCTCAGAGATCGTCCAAGCACCTGTAGCCGAAAACCAGTTGATCGTTTTGTCAGTTGCGCCTTTGAGGGTGATACCACCGCCGTCAGCAGTCGTATCAGTGGGCGTTGCAACTGCACCCAGCTCAATATTCTTGTCGTCTACGTTGACTGTCGTCGAATTAATTGTGACCGTTGTGCCGTTGACCGTGAGGTTGCCTGTGATCGTTGTGTCACCAGAAACAGCCAGCGTGCCTGTAACCGATGGATTTGTATTCGTCAGTGGCGTATAGGTCAGTGCCGTTGTCACATCCGAGGATGTGAGCGTCACATTGCCTGTACGAGTGTTGAACGTGTTGACCACATTGGTCAGATTGGATAATTTGCTGGTCACAAACGCTGTCGTTGCAACTTTGGTGCTGTTATCCGATCCAGTCTGGGTTACGGCAACTAAATTGCCTGAGAACGTCTTGTCGCCACTGACCGTTTGCGTTGAGCTAAGAGTTAGAAACGCCCCCGGCCCAGCAATAGCCAATATCGACGAGGCTGATCCTGCCGTGTCGCCAAAGCCATAATATAGGGTGTTGTCAACTTCGTTCATCGCAAGCTCGGCGTTGAGCAGGCCTGATGGCGCACCTGTTGCACCCGATGTTCTTCGCTTGATTCGGATTGGATTTGCCATCAGAAATTTCCTCCGTCAGTGACAACTGACTGCTTGATGTTTGCCCATTTGCTGATTGATTGGTTGTAGCTGAGTAGATCGCCTTGCGTTAGGCTGGATAGCTGGACATCGCCAAGGCTTGCTAAATTCGAGCCTGCTGCCCCGGTTTGCCCCGGCTGCCCTTGTGGGCCTGTCGCCCCTGTGTCGCCCTTTGAACCCTTCTCGGCAACGCATACCGAAACCCGATACGTATCCTGAACGGGGGCTTGAACGCTCACCTGATTTGTAGGAGAGACAACAACATTCACAGGAGGTTCGAGCCGAACCCTGACTTGGATTGGATCAGCCACGGGGGATCACCAGGAAATTGCCAGCGAGACGGGTTTTCGTGATATCACCATCTGTGAACGTCATCCACCACTTGTAGCTACCAGCACCAGCAGCAGTCGTCTGACTGTCTGACCACGTTACCGTAACCTTCCCTGTGGTGGAGTTAGCCGAGGTCGTTGCGTTGTAGGTCAGGTTGGAGGTCTTGAACGCTGCCGCAAATGTCATGTTGGCTATGCTGATCGTGCTGGAGCAGTCCGTTGCGGGAGCAACCGTGACCACCATCTGCACATCGTCTCCGGCGACTGCCGAAATATTGAGCGTTGCTGGGAGTTGGATGAAATCTGGCATCCTTAGGAGACCTCCTCGATGTCTGTCCAACCCTCGCGTGACTCGTATTCTTCCAGTTCTGCCAGCAAGCTCACATAAGACTGGACTAAAGCCTTGTTCACCCCTGATCGACTGGGAGACAGGGAATCGCTATTGCGTTCGCCCTCGATCTTGGACCGTTCACCTGTGCTGGCAGGAACCTTTACCGACCCGATGTTATCGCCTTCAGAAACCGTTGTTTTAGCTGGATCAGCCTGGGGTAGAATCTCGTTGCGAATTTCATCCCTAGCGATCCCAAGCGAGTCAGCATCTGGTGAATCAGATTTGCCGTAGCCAACGATATCGCGAGACTCATTAATAGTGATAACTCCACCACCGAGAAGGCGAATCGCGCGATTGGCTGCAATCTGTTCACGGTCATCAAGCTCCTCAACTGGCGAATAATCAAATGTGAACTTGATTCGACCGGACCTCACGTCATCAGGATCTTCAAAGTCGATCAACAGCTGGTGCGTCATCTCATCCGCAAAGACCTTCTGCAACGGAATCAACCCGTGGACGTATGCTGCCCTGATGGCATCTGCGTAGGTTCCGTATGCACCCGTGTTGTCTGTGTTCAGCCCCAGAACCGATGTGTTCAACCCCATTGCCGCGAGAACCGTAGCCTGTGCCGACTTGGGAATCTCTACCAGACCGATCTCTTCCGGCGTGAATCCCATCTTGTGCAGTTCGTAAGCACCCGTTAAAACGGTGGGGTCTCCACGCTGGTCACCTGTGAGGGCATCCTTGAGCCGAGATTTGATCGCCTTGGCGTCGTCCTCTGAGACCGTGAAATCACCCTTGGGGGTAGCAATCAGCCCAGGAACCGCAAAATTGCGAAGCAGAGAGGCTGTGTAGGTGGACGCCTCGTTTAAAACTGCAATCTCACGCACATGGGCGAGCAGAGGACTCCAGCCGACCCGATCCTGATCCATGTCGATATAACGCCGGATATGAATCACCCTGTCCGCAGGAACGTCCAGCATCTTCCCGTTGATGTTGTATCGCCAGGCTGTGAGGTAATCTGATCCGTCCGTTGGAAAGAGGGGAGAAACCTTGTCAGCCCTCCAGATCTTCAGTTCAACTGGCTCGCCCAGGCGATTTTTGATCTTCTCGATCCAGACATTGCCGTAACAGCTTGCGTCCCTGACGTATGCACCGACAAACGCTGCTTCACCCACATAAGGGTGAGGACGACGTAACAATGTCAACGCAGGGTGGTTATGGATCGGATCTTCGATTCCTTCGTCATCCACTCGCACCACTTGTAGATTCGGGACGGACCAGTTTCTGGCAAGCCAGTCGATACCGGAAGCTACTGTGGAGTTCTTCCATAAACCCTGGATAAGCATTTCCGTGTAATCGTACGTTGTTCCTGGCAACCAAACGCTATACGGGCGATATCCACCACCCATCCCACCCCAACCGGAGTAGGGCGTTTTGCCGCGAAACAGCGATTTGAACGATCCGTATAATCCCATATACATATCATAACATAAGCAGATGTGCATAACAAGATGGGAGTGAGGGGGAGGCTACTGATCGCTAATATTTGACCAATTCTTCCCTTTAGCGATATTTAGTATGTGAGATCTGCTTGATCGCGGAAGACCAAATTTCCTTGCTATTCTGACGCAGTCTACTCCGTTCCCCCAGAGCCTCCTTATCTCTTGTATGTCGTTCTTTGTGAATTGGTTGCATCTCCTGTTTTGCGATTGCTCCTGCCGTGTCGCCCACCGACAATTTTCAGGCGTGTAATGCCCGTTTACGTCAATACGATCTATGGTCAGTTCGCTGGAATACCCGCTTTGCAAAGCCCAGTCGCGAAAACACTCATACTTCTGCCATTGCTCACATACAGTAATTCCGCGATCACCATAGTGCTTGGATGTGTGTTGACCCGGTCTACACCTTTGCCTCATGCCAGACCATGTGGTGTAAAGTCTTTCGCCTGATCTGCCGTCTCCTGGTCGACCACGATTTAGACATCCACATGACTTTTTAAAACCATGCCGAACGTTTCCTGGTGTTGATTCAAACTCTGTGCCGCAATAGCCGCATTCATACAGGTTCTTCTTGCCGCCGCCGGGAGTCTGCGATGTGAACGTCTTGATTAACTTCGGAGCGTTTTGCGTGTTCTCGATCAGGTCAGGCTTTAGAGGTCGGCCCAGTCTGCAACTTGACACTTTGCGTTTCGTCGTAGGTTTTGGGCCACGTTTAAGGCATCCGCATGACTTGGTGATTCCGTGCCTGATGTTTCCAGGCGTACATTCGAATTCTGACCCGCAAAACCCACATTGATACAGGTTGATCTTAATGCCCGACGAGTAGGATCTTACGGCTTCTCTAACAAGAATCGGTTCCATGAAACCTCCTTTGGCTGAACCTCATTTTATCATGTACACGCAAAAAAAGTCTTTTTTATTTTAAAAAATTCTGAGGGTTGTCTTTAGTGCGTGCATGGCCGACACGCCTGGGGCGGCGGCTCCGAAAAAATCGCGAAAAACCGTAACAAAAACCAAGTGTCCGAATGGAATGGAACGTCCTGGAAATCAAACAAGTAGGCCCTGTCCAGTGGACAGGGCTCGCAGCTTCATCATCAAACAAGTAGGCCCTGTCCACTGGACAGGGCTCGCAGCTTCATCATCAAACAAGTAGGCCCTGTCCACTGGACAGGGCTCGCAGCTTCATCATCAAACAAGTAGGCCCTGTCCAGTGGACAGGGCTCGCAGCTTCATCATCAAACAAGTAGGCCCTGTCCACTGGACAGGGCTCGCAGTTTATTCTCGTTTTGGTTGATTCAGCCACCATACCACAATCATAACCACTAGATCACAAGCGATTATGAGTAGTTCCGCAATGATGATAATCATTCTCCTAATGTCCGATCATAGGTAAGTGGATTAACGCCCTTGATTCTACTCTTATCTTTCAAGACTAGTACGGTTCCTTTATCACGTAAAAACGTCAAGTCATGATCGTCACCGTCAACAATATACAGTCCACCGATTCCAGCGCGATAGATTCCAGATACTCCAGACAATTCCTTATAGAGTGGTTTGGAGACTACTGCGCTACATCGGACGTTTTCAATCGTCGCTATTCTGTGGATATCCTCAAACGAATGTTCTGCAGCGACAAGCGAAAACGTTAGATGATAGTTTGTAGGCAAGACCCCAGACACTCGACGATAGATTTTAGTGTAATCGTAGAACGTGATATCTGGACAGTTTGCGAACAATTCGGGATGTCTGATCTCATACGCAATGTCTGAAAACGCATTAAGTCTAACCGCGCCGATTCGGCCGGTCTTGTCGCATAGGCTCTGGAAATTGGTTAACTCTCTGGACAATTGCGCAATAAATTCAGACCGGAAACGCGCGTAGTACAACGTCCGGTAGTATTTGCCGATGATGGAATTATCAAAACGATTCCGGCCGGCGCTAATACCGATACAATGTGTTTTACAGTGATTGTGCCTGGGACATACGTTAACGCCTGAATGATCAGCAGGAAGTAAAGCAACATACGCGCTACGATATTGTGGATAGAGTTTATAGGATTTTGCAAGCTTCGTGTTTGAAGTCTCTGCCGTACATAAAATGGAATTCCTTTGAAAGTGCATGATCAGATCATGATCAGAAATTTCGGGAAGATTGATTGTACCGCCCGTATAGATTGATTGTGCCGATACTGTGGACATTAGATCGATTCCCTATCTACTGTTGACATACTTAGCGGAGACATTCTCCGCCTGAATGGATTATCGGTAGGTCCGCATATATTTTCAAGTGTATTTTGACAAGATCGACCTAGATCGTAAGTCACTGGCCTGGCTGGCCTTTGGGGCGATTTCTGGGGGCTGGCTGGCCCCCTGGAGGGGGCTGGATGGGCGAGCGTGTGTGTGGGCGTGCTTAGCTATGTGTCACTGTGTCACTGTGTCAGTATGTCAGTGTGTCACTGTGTGGCCTCCTGCCTACTTAGCAGGTGGTCGTAGTTCCGTAAGTGCCACTGTGTCAGTGTGTTATGATTTTGAGCGTGGCAGAATGGCAGAGAAGTGGCAGAAAATGTCAACGACATGGGCGAATGTTGAACAAATTGCAAGGGAGCCAGAAGTCAATAACATTGTGAAATAAAGAACGAAGTTCCGAGCCGGAGGTGCTGAGGTTGCTGGCGGGGTGACGGGCGTGAGCCTAGGGCGAGGGTGCTGGGCTGGCTCATTTAGGCTTAATTAAGCGTAATCAGGCTTGAGGCGAGCTTTTTTAAGAAAAGTGGCAGTGTGTGCAATCACAAATATCGATGCTGCGATATGTATACTATAAGCTGAGCTTATATAACTAATCAGTTATATTCAAGGTGCTTAGGCGCATCTCTGCGCCGTGTATGATGTTGCGTAAATAACAAAGAAGCCCAGCAACCTGCTGGGCTTGAAATCGTATCTGGATTGTGGCGAGCGAATCATCTGCGATAAGGCTCAATCTCGATATCCGCATCAACAGGTGAGGCCTTTGGCAGCAATGTATCGACCCAGCTTAACCTTAATGGCTCAAACGCTGAGTGATCTTGATTTTTGAATCGATTCTTGACCGCTCTGTACTCGTCGCCGCACAGTGATCTAACACCCATCGTTGAAAACACTGGAGAATGTCGGCCTTCATCATCCTGATACCAGCAATCATGCACAGGCAGCCCGTTCTTCAAAATCTCTAATTGCTGTTTGCGTGAACGGCACTTATAAATACCCCATGTGTTCGCAAATCCGTTTGAAGTGCTTGACCTGTATCCGTTTACCGCAATATAGTAATTCATCTATCTCAGTCCTTCCGTTTGAGTGTAGAGATTATCTTCCAGCCGTTGTTAGTGCTTCCGTTTGACTGTCGGCGAGTGGTCTAAACCAACTTAGCCAATCTTCCAAAGCACACTGACTAACACCGTGATATCCAGCAGCGAACTTGACCCCGCCATTTGTGCCAACCATTATCAGGTGCATCGGATTATCGTTGATAGTGCCTTCTCCGATCTGCAAGACCTCTATCAGGTCTTCAGGCCAATCCCGGCTATTATCAGGCCTCTTGTCGCTAAA